AATAGCACTAGGTACTTTGGCTGCTATTTCACGCATTTTTGGGCTTTCTAATAGTTCTATAGCCTCTTTCTGTGCATCAGTTAACTTTCCTAGAGACCGACTTGCACTATTACTTCTGTCTCCATTGAAAATATTTGTAATACCTTCTTGGAGTTGTGCAGTTATTCCTGTGGCACTTAAAAAATCTTGTACACCTTGAGGTAAAATAGATAAGAACTGGTTAAATAATCCGCCTAAAAGTTGTGAAGCAACGTTGCTTAAACTTCCTTGAACACCTTGTAAAAAAGTATCCGGGCTTAGTATAACCTCTTCACCAATAAAGTTTAATAATGTAGTAGGCGCAGCACCGTTTACATTAGAAAGACCGTAATCATCCTCTGTAATAGTTATATCACCACTACCAGATGCTGATGCATAGCTAGGAGGAGTAGGAGTCAACGGAGAACTTACAGGAACGGTTGATAGGTTAGCAGATGTAATAATACGGGGCCCTTCGGATGTTCTCGGTTCTGTGGTTTCTGCAGGAAGTGTTTCTGCATCAGACAATCCTGCCAAACTAGGTGCAGGATTAGGAGGTAGTTCTCTAACAATATTATTTAATGCACTGGGCGGATCCGCTGCTGTTATTATTTGTAAAAATATCATTTCGTCGATACTAAGCTGTAACCAAAAATCACTACCAATAGTAAACAAACCGTAAACTGTTCCACCGGTACTGGCATTTCTTACTATTACCCATTTTCCAGGACTTGTGTCATCAAAAGGCACTGCTTTGTTATGAACAAAGTTTTCATATTGTCGTTGTGTTTCAAAACTCCATATTCCAAAGTTTCTGCCTTTTGCAATCCAATCTTCAGGATGTACAAATGGATATCTAGCACTGTCTAGATTAGTACCTGCTGCTTCAAAAACTTGAAAAATAGGAAGTAGTATTTGCCCTACTGCGCCTTCTAAATCAAATGCGCCATCATTAACTCCAAGAACATCAGTCATTTTATTCTCCCTCGACTTTTGCCTGTGTTTTATCAGGTGTTACTTCTTGAGGATTTAGGTTTTCGTGTCCTTCCCAAGGTTCGTGCTGAGGAACACGCACAGGAACCGATGCCTGAGCTGCTGGTTCTGCTTCTTCTGCTTCCGGTGCAGCAGGCCCGTTGAGATGTATATCACCGCCTGATATTGTTGTGTTTGTTGCACCAATACTAAAGTCACCTCCGGCTGTTACTTTTGTTTCAGCACCAGACTTGTAGTTTGAAGTTCCAGCTGCGGTTATATTCACATCTGCTTCAGCTTTGACATTTGTAGTACCTGTTGTGGTGATTTTTCCATCAGCATTTGCTTTTACTTCCCAGTTAGCACCAGCACTCATATAGGTATTTTGGTTAGATGTAAAGTTAATGTTATTAGCGGCATGTATATTAATATCTCGTTCTGCTTTGAAGTTGATATCATTGTCACTATGAAAACTAATGCTGTCCTTTGCATAAACTTCTAGCTTGCCATTGCTGGTCATTTCAATCCAACAGGTGCCTTTGCTGTTATTGATATAGATCAAATCTTCTGTTGTGTGCATTAATATCTGTGCACCGGTTCTTGTTCGCAAACGTATCAGTTCGTTATGAGGTAATGTTACATCTCCACCGGATTGGTTGGCTTCTTTATTAACATATTCAAACGGAGTATTGCTGGCAGGTCCTCTTCTTATAAGTTTATCATCGCCGTCATCTATAACTATGCTGCTACTTCCTAATCTACTCACGTGCATTGTAGCTTTTGATTCTTTTAAACCTATATTTGCCATAGGCGATCCGCCACGTTTGTCTACTGGACCTGGGCTGCTAAAACCTATAACTGCACTTGGAAACTCTCTTTGAGCACTTGATGATGTAGTTCCTCTGATCTCGTCTTCTATAGTTCCTTGTTCAATAAGCTGGTTAACAAAATCCAAGTTTACAGGACGTTTGTATTTGATAGGATTATTAGTTTGAGGTTTGGTTATTTCTTTATTGTATTCACCTGCAGGCAGTTTTTTACCTTGTAGTGCAGGAGGTACAGGACCACTAGTTTGCTGAGTGGTGGGTTGGCCGCCTGGTAGCATAAATGTCATTCCTTTTTCAGGAATACAGGCAAACCAAAACCCAAATGCTCGTGTACCTTCTACAAATGTTACCAAAACCAAACTGCCGGGATCTGGTGGAATAGCCCACCAACCATAACTTTTTTGTGTGTTTGCATAGTCGTCATTTTTTCCTACATTGCCACTTTGTGTAACACCATAAAATGGACTTGCATAATATACAATAGCTGTTTGTCCCAAACTTTCGTTAAAGTTACCTGCTTCTGTGGTTTTAAGAAGTTGTACTTCCAAACCCCCTAGATATTGAGGATCAGCGTGTTTTATAACTCGAGCTATATAAGGGCCAGCACTCCCTTGTTGCTGCCCGCTGTCGGCACTTCTTTTTTGTTCAGTTACATTTGCATCTACTGCCATTTTTCTTCCTTAAGGTAATGTGGTTCCGTTGCTGTCTTCATATGATGGTTGTCCTGACCCTGCGCCATCTTCTTTTGTGTCTGATTCTTGATTGCGTTTCCTTGTTAAGGTAAGTCTTTGCTGAAATCTTCCCTGATTGAAACTATTGACCAAAGTTGTTACCATATACAATCCACTAAAAGCATCTACTGGCACAGTATCTTCAGGATAATGCATTCCCCCTGTATCTTCGTTGTAATCAACTGGTGTTCTAAAATTTACAATGATGTGACACTGACTTCTTTGGACTTCGATACTGCCATCTGTCGTTTCATTTTCTTCAGCAGCAAATGCTGTATAGTTACCCATTCCACTATCAAATATAAAGTAAGGATCGCCCATGATAGTTAGTTCTAGTTGCACAAGATCAACACTACTATTAATGATTGCGTCATGGAAAAGTTGTGCAATACGTTTTTTGTTGCTGTCTAATCCTGATCCGCCAGAGCCGCTAGTAGACGTTCTAGTGATATCTGCTGTAGTTGTAGAGCCTGTTGAACTTATAACTCCGTCGGATTCAGTTTCAACAAGGGTTTCATCGTCTTTTCCAACAAGAGTGTCAGATGCTTGTCTTGCACCTTGTCCAGCATCCGCAAGATTAGCAACAAAATAACTACTGTTTAATGTAATATCAAAATCAATAATGTCTTTGTTTTCACCTGTGTAGATATAGTTGTATTCTTTTACAGCGTTATCAAACAATGCTTGGTAACTTACCGGCGCTTGTTTAGGATTTTGCAGAGTCGAGCTATGAACTTTGTATGTAGTTACTTTGTAATGATAAACTTTTGCTGATTCGCCACTAGTTTGTACTTCTAATCCAGGTTTTAAATATGTTTCGCACTCTATTTTAAACCATTCAGCCATACCATCTTCGTCTGGTCCTCTATCGATGATTTCTTTAGCCCATGTACTATCTAAAATAACAGTTTCTATCATTCTAAGTATTTTACTTCCGCTAGGAAACTGCCAAACTCTTTCGTCGTTACTAACAGTGCTTTTTGCTCTAGTAAATGTTTTACTGCGTCTATCATATATTAATCCAGTTTCAGGAAACGGAGCAATACCATCTTCATTAAACCCATCTATAAATCCTCCATTTCCTACAGGATTAATACTATCTGGATTTTGTGCTCTACTTGCTAGTCGCGATCCTGTATCGCTGCGGGTAAAAACTTGTCCTGTTATCATACTAACAAAGGCTTCGAAGTTTTGTGGCGCTTGTGCACCAAGAAATCCACTGATACCTGCAAATAATGCATTTGCATCACCGCTACGAAAAGCTGTTAGTAAACCACCAATGCTAGAACCGCCTGCTAAACCACCAAGTAAGCCGCCAGGTCCGCCACCAATACCTAAACCTCCTAGAGCGCCACCTAACGCTGCTGCTCCTACATTCCTATTTCCACTAAGAGCACCACCAATAATACCGCCTACTGCACCTGCTACTACTTTGCCTAAAAGTCCATTGCCTTTTTTGCCATTTGTAGTTGCACCTTCATCAACCTCGTCGTCTTCTTCGCTAGGCAAGCCAAACCCTGTTGCTATTTCATTCGGAAAACTTATAACAAGTTCATCAGCTTCACTGTTTAAGTTAGCTTTTCTAAGTTCTTCAAATCTGCCATTGACTACAGTTGTCAAACTTCTTTCGCCGCTTTGCAAAACCTCCGAAACAGTTGCACCAGATATAGAAATCTCTGTTTTTGCTTCGTTCACAGCATCTAATACTGCTTGTTCGTTCCAAGGAATACCTTCTACTCTATATTGGCAGCCTCCAGCATTTACAGTAAACTCAACATTTGTAATGTACAAAGGAAAATGTCTCTGCAGATTTCTACCATCATCAACAACTAATATATCTCCGTCGTCGTCGTAACCTACAAACTGCACACTTAGATTAAAAGGTGCTTTTATATAGTTTCCTACATGACCCGAGTTTACTGCTGCAAGTTGTAGTGTTTGAATAAACAAACCCATGCTGTAAGGTTCATATACAGTAAACTCTATATGTGTAGCATTTGTTGTTCTTGTTTTGCTATTTGGAACCACAAGGCTTTCTACTGTTACATCATCTATGTAATATTCTAGCTTTGCACCTATTGCATCTTCATATATGGTGGTAACTTTGTTTTGAGCACCGCCGCCACTCCTAAAAATCACATTTTCAGGCGACGAGAGACGATATGTTTCATCAGGTTTTGCTATCTCGTCAAAACTTAAACAACTAAGCTCAAAGATAGTGTTATAACTTGCGAAACTATACAAACTATTAGGTTTTATTGCCATTTAGATACCTAGCTGTCGTTTAAGTGCACTTGATTTCGGCAAATAGATTTCTATACCAGGTCTAAAATCAAATACAGGATCCTTTAATACATCCATATTACGTTGTGCAAATACCCACCATAGTTTTGAAGTGCCATAAAGATCATAAGCTAGCAAATCTGGTCTATATAGGTATTGAGATTGTATTGTATATAATATATCATCATCATTTGCAGGCACAGGTCTGATTTTAAGAAAACCAAGTTGTCCTGATTCTGATATTTTTGTGTTTGCATACGGACTTGTTTTTGGATAAGTTGCCATTAGATAAATCCTTTGTCCATAAGTTGTCCATTAACAAACTTGTCTAAACTAAATGTTTCTACCTTTGCACGACTGTATATCGGTTTACATATAATGCTAAACGTGCTTAGTGTAGGAGCCATGGTGTAGTTTTCTGTAGCAATACCAGCTTCGTTTTGTATTGTAATCGGACTTCTAATATAATCAACATTGTTTGGTAAATCTGTTGAAAAAGCTGTAATCACTACAGGAACATTATTTAAAACAAAGTCACCATACCCGCTTAACTTACAAATAGGTGGCGGTCCACCTTTATTACTACCGTCTCCATAAAACATTTTGGTTACGCTACGGAAAAAATGCATAGCTGCTGCCCAATAAGTGCCATCTTTCGGACTTTGAACTGGAAACTCACCTACTATATTAATATCTTCGATTCTTGAGTTTGAATAAATAGGATAACCGTAGTTAGTATGGACAGGAGACTGTACATCATAATCTGCAGAATGGTTAAATGTAATAGTAGGCTGTAATGGAAAGGTGACAGCATTGTTAGTTACACTTAAAGGTTTTAACATAGGACTTGTTTTAAAAGTTCCTATGTCAGGTAAACTTATTTTTACACGCCAATCGTTGCCTGTTCTATCAAACTTATTTGTAAACGTTGCTGTAGTAGCATCTGCACTTACAGGTTCAGCGCCAGCTGGAATACCAGTAGTAGCTAAACGCCTTTGTGAAATATCGCCACTCCAGTCGTATGTGTTATAATATTCTGAACCTTCTGCCATACTAATCTCCTATAATGTATTTAGTTGACAAAATAAACAGCGTAGTTTATAATATTAAAAAAGGATCCTAACCAATATGGCAAGAAAAGTAAACTATTTAAATAACAAAGACATGTTAAAGGAAATACACAAAAGCAAAAGTACATTTTGTAGCTATGTAGATCCTGTATATGCAAACTATGACATCATTTTACCAGCAATAGAAAAAATAAACATAAGAACCATAGCCGAGGCCAAGCGCAACAAAGCAAAAAAGCAGTCAACCGAAGCATACGAAGATGCAAAAGCTGCTGGAAAAAAAGTTAAAATGGCAGAGTTTGAAGTTGATTACAAAACTATCGAAAAAACTGACTTAGTTTTCCGTATAATGACGTTTGATCACATTCCTGAAGAACCCGGACGCAAGAAAAACCCCAAAACTGTAGCAGATACTAAAACAAAACTCAATTTTCCTCCTTTTCAGCATTACAAGTTCGATGATAACGACAATCTAGTGTGTGTAGGCAAAAGTCACTGGCAAGGAGGCATGGAAAATGGGCATTTTGACAAAGAACACGGTAGAGCAACCAATAAACTTGCAATGATGTGGCTAAAACTAGTAGATAGATATGCTACACGAGGTAATGTTAGAGGTTACACATACAACGACGAAATGAAAGGACAAGCAATCCTCCAACTTGCACAAATAGGACTACAGTTTGATGAATCTAAATCCAATAACCCCTTTGCTTATTATACCGCTGCTGTTACTAATAGCTTTGTGCGTGTTATTAACCTAGAGAAACGCAATCAAAACATACGTGACGACATATTAGAAATGAATGACTTGTCTCCTAGTTATACACGTCTACATCAAGGCGAATGGGAAGCTGCTGTCAAACGTGAAGCAGAGAAGAAGAAATAATCTCTTGACTTTATTTGAAAAATCAGCTAAAGTAAAAATCTACACACGAGGTATGACATTTGTTTAAAAAAGCAGCAGTATTCACTGACATCCACTTTGGACTTAAAGGTAACAGTCGAGTTCACAATCAAGACTGTGAAGACTTTGTAGACTGGTATATCAAAACTGCTAAAGCTAATGGTTGCGAAACTGGTATTTTTTGTGGTGATTGGAACCACAATCGAAACAGTCTTAACCTAACAACCATGGATGCAGGTATTCGAGCACTGGAAAAACTAGGCGAAGCATTTGAAAACTTCTATATGTTTGCCGGTAACCACGATTTGTACTACAAAGACAAGCGTGATGTCAAGTCAACAGAGTTTGCAAGACACATTCCAGGTATTACAGTAGTAGATAGCATCCAAGTTATTGAAGATGTAGCACTGGTTCCGTGGTTGGTAGGTGACGAGTGGCGGCGTATTGAAAAGATTCAATCCAAATACTTGTTTGGTCATTTTGAACTACCCAGTTTCTATATGAATGCTATGGTACAAATGCCAGATCACGGTGAACTCAAGTCAGAACACTTCAAGAACCAAGAGTATGTGTTTAGCGGACACTTCCACAAGCGTCAGAAACAGGGTAAGATACACTATATCGGTAATGCTTTTCCACATAACTATGCAGACACGTGGGATGACGAACGTGGTATGATGATATTGGACCGTGAGAACGATGCGGAACCCGAATATGTTAACTGGCCAGAGTGTCCCAAGTACCGTACAGTCAAGTTGTCACGGTTGATTGACGAGAAAGACACACTTATCAAGCCAAACATGTACTTGAGAGTAACACTTGACATTGATATCAGCTTTGAGGAAGCGACATACGTTAAAGAAACCTTTATGGAACAATACGAGTGTAGAGAAATCACACTGATTCCTCAGAAACATATAGAAGAAATATCATCCGAACTGAATATTGATCAGTTTGAAAGTGTGGATCAGATTGTAAGTAAAGAGATCCAAGCAATAGACACAGAAACATTTAACAAAAAAATGTTATTAGACATATACAACGAGCTAGCATGATTAAAATCAAAGACTTAACTGTAAAAAACTTCATGAGTGTGGGTAATGTTACCCAAGCAGTAGACTTCAACCGAGAACAACTTACACTTGTGCTAGGTGAAAACCTAGACCAGGGCGGCGACGATACTGGATCACGCAACGGTACAGGTAAAACTACTATTATCAATGCCTTGAGCTATGCATTGTACGGTCAAGCACTTACAAACATCAAACGCAATAACTTGATTAACAAAACCAACAGCAAAGGCATGTTAGTTACACTTAACTTTGACAAAGGTGGAAATAGTTATCGCATCGAACGTGGTAGATCTCCTAATGTACTAAAGTTTTATGTCAACGACCTTGAACAAAAAGATGATTTGCACGACGAATCACAAGGAGACAGTCGCAAAACACAAGAAGCTATCAATGATTTGCTAGAAATGAGTCATGATATGTTTAAACATATCCTTGCACTTAACACATATACAGACCCTTTCTTGAGTATGCGGGCAAATGATCAAAGAGCAATTATTGAACAGCTACTTGGCATTACTATTCTTACCGAAAAGGCTGAAATACTTAAAGAAAAAGTAAAACAAACCAAAGATTCTATTACAGAAGAAACATTAAAAATCAATGCTATAGAAGCAAGTAACAAAAAGATACAACAAAGCATCGAAACGTTGATTGGTAGACAACGTGCATGGGAATCAAAGCGTAGAGATGACATTCAAAAACTTTCTAAGGGCATTGACGAACTAGAAAAACTAGATATTGATGCAGAACTAGAGTTACACGACAAACTTGCTAACTGGAACGAGTTGAACAACAAAATAACCGCCTTAAATAAGGAGAAAAGCACACTAGAGAGTGCACTACTACGTGCCGATAGCTCTGTAAAAAAGGCTGAAAAAGACATCTCAAATCTAGATGATGCTACTTGTTACACATGCGGACAAGCACTGCATAACGATAAAAAACAAGAAATATTGTCTAAAAAACAAAAAGAACTTAACGATTCTTTGGCATATCAGCTAGAAGTAGCCAACAAACTCGAGTCTGTTATGAAAGATTTAGACGAAATAGGTATTATTAATGGTAGGCCGAGTACATTTTACGAAAGTATGAAAGAGGCATATGAGCATAGAAACAATGTTGCTAATCTTAAACAAGCACATGCAAACAAAGAAATAGAACAAGATCCGTATCAAGAACAGATCGACGATCTAAAAGAAACTGCATTGCAAGAAATAAACTGGGAACCTGTTAATCAACTTACAAGCCTTAAAGAACATCAAGAGTTTTTGTTAAAACTTTTAACAAACAAAGATAGTTTTATTCGTAAAAAGATTATCGATCAAAACTTAGCATACCTAAACAACAGACTAACATATTATCTTGACCGACTTGGACTGCCACATCAAGTCACATTCCAAAATGATTTGTCGGTTGAGATTACACAACTAGGACAAGACTTGGACTTTGATAACCTATCTCGAGGCGAACGCAACAGACTTATACTTGGTATGAGTTGGGCATTCCGTGATGTTTGGGAATCATTGTATGAAGGTATCAACTTGTTGTTTATTGACGAGCTTATTGACAGCGGTATGGACACTGCTGGTGTTGAAAACAGTTTGGCTGTGCTCAAGAAAATGGGCAGAGAAAGACAAAAGAATGTGTTCCTTATTTCACACAAGGACGAACTAGTCGGTAGAGTCAACCATGTAATGAAAGTTATCAAAGAAAACGGCTTTACTTCATATGAGAATGATATAGACATAGTAGAATGAGCGACGATATCCACGATCAACTAATGCAAACTGTATTAGATTACCATAAAGCTAGCGAAGAGTTTGAAACTCGTCCTAGTTTTCGTAATACAAGAACTATCAGACGTGAGTTAAGAAAACTTATTACCCTGTGTAGACAAAGACAAGACGAGGCACAAGATGCTTTTAACAAGCATCTAGAAGAATATCATAAAAAATATCCAAAAAAGAGACCTAAGGCAAAATCCAACGGTACATAATGTATGAGTTGGATGTATCAAGGCAAACCTGTTAAAGAAATATCAGATGAATACGAAGGCTTTGTATATCTAATAACAAATCTCAAAACAAATCAAAAATACGTAGGCAAAAAACTAGCAAAGTTTAAAACAACCAAGCCACCACTAAAAGGCAAGAAGAACAAACGCAGAGGCTACAAAGAATCAGACTGGCGTGACTACTGGGGAAGTTCAGATAGACTCAACGAAGATGTAAAAAACTTAGGCGAAAAAAACTTTACTCGTGAAATACTTTACTTTTGTCGTTCACGAGCAGAAATGAGTTACATTGAAGCAAGAGAACAGTTTGACAGGCGGGTATTAGAAACAGACGAATACTACAACGGCATCATCAATGTACGTGTAGGTGGCAGTGACAAACTACGTAAGGCTCTACTAGAACAAAACAACAAGGCTATATAACGGACTCTGTAAAAAAATCCAAGATCCAGCCGAGGTAAAGCTCGTTGCCGGTGGTATGGAATGTCCGCGTGAAGAAGTATACGATAGGCTTTAAAAGATAGTGGCTCTG